CCTCTGATAACCACCCTCATGCTGACGCTGCTGTTAACAGAACGTCGGCCTCCAACTATGTCAATCGGTTTGCACGGTCTTTGGGTTTGCGCCCATACTCCGTGTCCAAGTCCGCGTTTGACATAAGGAATGGAGTTGATGGGGTTAGGAAGTATTACTTTCCCAAAGACACCCAGTATGTGGCTTACGGCAATGAGCTAATTACTGATCATCACTTGATTAAAATGATAGACGTCGATTACCACCTTAAGGTTTCAAAGTATCTTGTAGGTAGACCAGTCGTAATGTACACCTTTTGGCCGACTCAGCCAGGTGGTACTTACAAAGATTATGTTGGTCCACCAAAAATAACAAGATAACTTTTACCCTTAATGGCGGAGCCACGTTTACTCATAAGTTATGGAATTACGATGTTGATGTGATTGTCAACAAAACAAGCAAAGGAACTTGGACTTACTTGGTGGAAACCAAAGCAACCCCAGATCCTAATCATCGCATCGTTTTCCTTAACCCAATCAAGTATATCCCTTTGTGCTGTGATGACTTTGTTGAGTCTGTCCCCTTGGAATACAAAGACCTTTCACCGGTCCCCGAGTATAATCACACCAAGTCGACTTTCACCCAACAAGGCCTAACGACCATTATGCACAATTTGAGTCTTCCTGGTTCGAGTGTTTGTTGCAGCATACCAGAGCAAGCTTATTCCACGGCCCTTTTGAAGATGACCCAATGTACCAAACCCACGATGGGCGAAGTCGAAAGGCTCTTCTCCAATAAGGACTATGGGATAGACTCGCCCGCTGCAGCTGCCGCCATTTTCTTTAGTGTGTTTCGTCATCTAAAGGCTCCGGATGGGTTAATAACCCAAGCCCCTTTAGACAACCACACTTATCAAAATGCTGGCCCTCTTTACCTGGAAGAAGCCAAGCCTTCTGTCAGACAAGTTTGCGCCCCCATCCTACAAGGATTTGGCCCGGCTCAGAGCTACAATAATGATGTGGCTACTATTGCCATGAGGGTCAATGCTGTGAGGGAGGGTGTCGCCAAACCAGTAAAGGAAATTGTCGCAAATTACATGGTTGAATTTCAGGACATGTTCCTTGGTTCACATGTTGCGACTTTGAATCCCTTTACAACTGAAGAAGTCGAAGCTCATCAAACGAGGCCGTCTCAACGCGCTAGTATTGCGGGAATCAGACAGTTTTTGTACGCAAGGTACTTAAGACTCTCTTCCTTCATGAAAAAGGAACCTAGCGCAAAGATAGCCCCTCCTAGAAACATTACTACCGTCTCCCAAGCCCATAAAATCAGCCTTTCCGGATTCAGCTATCCGTTTAAAACCGTCATCATGGGTGCCCAACATTGGTTTGCATTCGGCAAGTCTCCTCGAGAGATAGCCCGGACCTTAACGAACAAGTTGACCGGATATGACTTCGCTACTCCCACCGACATCTCTAAGATCGATGGCAGCGTTTGTATGGATTCGTCCATCAGTTTCGACGTTGCCATGATCCGAGCCTTTCGCCCGGAGTACCAGGATGAGCTAAGAGATATGTTGACTAGGGAGAAGTTTAAGAAGTCCCACACAACACATGGCGTTGAATTCAACACTGGGACGAGCACTGTTACTGGATCCCCTATAACTACTGTTCGTAACACCTATGTTATCGCTCAAATTTTCTATGTCCACCTTCGCAAAAGTGGCATGGGCCCTGAGGAAGCTTATGCTGCCTTGGGTCTGTTTGGCGGTGATGATGGTGTCCAGCCTGGAGTTCGTGCAAACGATGTGGTACCAACTTTTAAACTTTTCAATTTGACCTGTAAAGCGGAAGACATCGAGAAGGGCGACCCGATTTGTTTCTTGGGCCGTATCTTCTTAAATCCATGGTTCAGTTATGAATTCATGGCTGATGTCCCTCGCCAAATGAGAAAACTTCACCTGTCGGCATCAGTCAACGGTGTAAGCAATGACCAGGTTTTAAGATATAAAGCTGAGGCTATCTTAGTAACCGATCCCCACACCCCGATATTGTCGGCGTGGGCTCACTTGGTTTTGCGCTGCTCTAACGGTCATCCTTTAACTTTTAACCAAAGATCTCTTCTGTTTCAATCCCGCGTTGCCTCCTGGTGGGCCGGCTTTGAGGAAAAGTTTGAACCCCC